TCTGTGAGAAGTTGTATTCAAAATTTGAACCATTCTTGAGATTGCGATTGCGTGAATTACAAAATAAAGCAAGGGACAAATATTATGAGCACTGTAGTGTAATAAAACCGACTGTTATAACATTATCGTTATGTTCCGTTTTAGGTTTTTTATTGATAATTTATAAAACATTTTTATCGGTTAGAAAACAGGGTGCTAAATTTAGCTCTTGGGGTACAACCTATCCAGACCTAAATGAACGAGAGAACGTTTGGCAGAAAGAACCTTATGTAGTTGATACTTTCGATTCAACCGCAACTTCATTATCTATGGGAGGCCTTAACAGTGAGAAATGTAAGGATATTATATCAAAATCGTGCGCTTATCTGAGGTTCCAAGTAGGTGGAAAATGGTTATTTTGTCGCTTATTGAATCTTAAGGGTCAAAAATTCATAACTCCAAATCACTGTCTACCAGAAGATGGAAATTTATACTGCCAAATTATAAGGGGTTATCTGCGTGATAAGCGTGGTGATCAACATTATTTCACACTTTCTCAATCCCAAATTCAGCGATATCCTGATAAAGATTTATGCTTAATTACGATACCATCAGTGAGTAATGGGAAAGATATAACAGAACTGTTTATCAAGGAGAAAGCTGTCCATCGAGGACCGATGATTATGCTTAAAAGAGAGAAAAATGGAGACATTATACAAGAATCAAGGAACTTTACTTCTTGTGATTATATATCAAATAATCCTCTCAATGGTATTAAAATACGAGTGTGGAAAACACCTGATTTGGAAACTTATAGTGGTGATTGTGGGGCTGTTGTTTACAGGATAGATGATATGGGCCTTAGAATCTTAGGTATTCATGAAAGTTATCAAACTAATTTACTATCATCTAACTGTGCTTGCGCTATACTTCTTACTTATGAATTTATTAAACAACTGCCTCTGGAAAAGGAAGTTGGTGTAGTTCAACCACAACTTGGATTGTATGATGAAGAAGTGATATTACAACCCATTTCTGAATCATCTTGTCTGAGATCTCTAGAGGAAGGGACATTGAATGTATACGGACGAGTGACGGGTATTAATAGACCACGTTCCAAAGTGAAGAAGACTCTACTTTGTGATAAAATGTTGGATTTGGGATTCAAGTTAGAGTATGGTCAACCAGTCATGAGTACACAGGCTCCTTGGCGATTGAATATTAGTAAACAGGTTCAAGCGGATACTTTTACTAACTGGGACGATTTACTATTAATAAAGAAGCAAATGCTCAATCAGTGGAAACAAGCATTGCCACAATTTAGTGAAGAGGTTAAAATTTTAGATTTTGATACAGTTATTAATGGTAAACCTGGAGTAAAGTATATTGATGCTATTCCGAGGAAGACGTCTGCTGGATTTCCTTTCATGAAGTCAAAGATGCACTATATACGTTATATTGATTCGGAACCTGGATCAGAGAAGGTTGAATTTACTGACCAGATAATGGACAAAGTGTTCTGGAGATTGGATCAATATAAGAAAGGGAATCGTACCAAACCAGTATTCCGAGCCTCACTTAAAGATGAAGCTACCTCTTTTGCAAAGATCCAAAAGAGTAAAACAAGGATTTTTATGGGCGCTCCTGTAGACTTTACAATCTGCATGAGATCTTTATTATTATCCTTTGTAAGAATTTCACAAAAGAATAAATTCATCTTTGAATCAGCACCTGGTTTGGAAGCACAATGTATAGAGTGGGACGAATTGTATCATTATTTAACTAGTCTCGGTGAAGAACGCATGATATTTGGTGATTTTTCAGGATTTGATACATCTATGCGATCTAATATTATGAGATTGGCTTTCGATCTCATTGAAGACTTTCATAGGTGTGCCGGAGCTACAGAAGAACACTGTAAAATGATTAGGGCATTATCATATGATATAATTTTTCCCCTTGTAGAATTTAATGGTGATCTCATTGAGTTGAATGGGAAAAATCCGAGTGGACATCCGTTGACAGTCACGATTAATGGAATAGTTAACTGTATATGTATACGCTATTGTTATCTCAAGTTGAATCCAAAGAGAGAAGTGGATTCTTTTAGAGATAACGTTAAGCTCATTACATACGGTGATGACAATGGTATGGGAGTATCAGAAGATGTTCCCTGGTTTAATCATACAGAAGTATCGAGGGTTATGCTTGACCTGGGAATGACCTATACCATGGCGGACAAAAATAGTGAATCTATACCTTATATACACATTAGTGATGGTGACTTTTTAAAGCGCAAGTGGCGCTATTGCGAAGACACATTTTCGATGGTGTGTCCTTTGAGACAAGATTCTATCACGAAATCTCTCATGATAGGATTAAAATCGAAGAATATAAGTGAGAGAGAACACGCGGCAAGCGTGATTTATTCTGCTCACTTAGAATTTTTCTGGCATGGAAGAGAAACTTTTGAAACTTGGAGTGAATTATTACAATCATTTATCGATGATTTTCACTTGGGTCAGTATATGCCAGGAGAATTAAAGACTTGGGAGCAATTAGTACAGGATTACCATGATAGATCCAATACTTATTTAGCGTTACAAGTCGGAGAAGAGACTCGGTCATGTCATCATTGTGGTTTGCAGAAATCAGTGTCACTTTTCTCACAATGTGGTCACTGTAAACTTGTAGACCAATGTATGACTTGTCATGAGTTGACAGACGATATACTGTTAAATATATCACCACCTCTGTGGTTTTGTAGAGATTGCGATTATACATTTTTTTGGGATTTTCACCAAAGATCCTTTATAAGAGGATTATTGTATAATGCATACCAAGCAAAACTACAACAAGAAGGTAGTCTTGATCTGCCATTAGATGGGTTCGATCATACCAGCATAGTGGAGTGTGCAAGACTGCTGGATTGGGACGGACGTTTTTACGCCAGCATGCCCAGTGCACAAAATGATCAAGTGGTAGATGGATTAGATCCTCCATCTACACTCACTTTGCAAGGATCACAAAACACAAGTAATGATAATAACACAAGAGTGGCCGGGGCAGCTCAAAATGGCCCTGCTTCATCAGCTACCGCTGATGTCGTACGCAATATGACACCTAACAATGAAACAGTGGATTATACTTCTTCCCAAACAGTTACTTTTACAGAGACTGAACCAGGAGAGGTGATGGAATTTTTACCTACAGAAGAAAATACAAGTTTTATTGATAGGCAACCTAATCTTGAATTGAATAAGTTTTTCGAGCGACCTACACTGATTAAAACGTTGACTTGGGGCTCAGGAGGTTTGGACACCGAATTTTTCCCTTGGACAGATTTTTTAACTAACACGTATATTGAAAATAAGCTTAAGAATTATGCTTTGTTCAGAGGGGATCTTCACATAAAATTTGTGATATCGGCTAACCCTTTTACTTATGGAGCAACACTCGTTAGTTATACACCTATACAGACAGTTATGACAGACTCAATTGAAGAAACTACGTCTGCAGTACAAAATACTCAGAAACCTCATATTTGGATTTATCCACAAAATAATGCAGGAGGTGAACTCGTCTTACCTTTCTTTTATAAATCTAATTACGTTAATATATTATTAACCGATACTACAGATGCTTTAGGTGAGATTAGATGTAAGGAAATTATCGCCTTGGATACAGCTAATGATTCAGCTATTCCAGATTTGACTATTCAAGTGTACGCTTGGTGTACTAACGTGTATCTTGCTGCTCCTACGACACAATTAATTCTTCAAGCTGGTGAGGAATATAAACAAGGTCCGGTGCAACGAGTCGCTACACGAATAGCAGGTGTGGCACAGACTTTATCTCAGATACCTTTGATTCAACCATTCGCGATGGCAACGAATATAGCCTCTGAAGCGGTCGCAGGGATAGCATCTTTGTTTGGGTGGTCAAAACCTATTTTGATTGAAGGTGCGCGAGGGGTCATTCAAAGACCCTATTTAGGTTTTGCATCATCCGATGTAAGTAATGTTATGGATAAATTAGCCTTGGATCAGAAGGCAGAATTATCTGTCGATCCTCGTATAGTAAATTTATCAGGTCAGGATGAATTATCATTAAATTACTTATTGCAGAAGGAAGCGTATGTTTGCAATTCGAATTGGTTATCTTCAGACGCTGTTGGAGCTCAATTATTTGAACTTCCAGTATGGCCTTTAGTCTTCCAGAATACTGATAACACGACTCATCGGACTTGTTTATTACCACCTTTAGCTTATTTTGCTGCTTTATTTAGGTATTGGAGAGGTGATATAATTTTCCGATTTAGATTGATAGCATCTCAATACCATAGAGGGCGTATTAGAATTACTTACGAACCCAAGGGTGAAGTTGGATCTTCGGATTACTCTAATATAGCCATTACTCAGGTGGTAGATATTACTGAACAAAATGACATTGAATTTCGTGTGCCTTACACTCAAGAGTTCCCTTGGTGCAAGAGTGATTTTGATCCAGGAAACTCTTTAGGAGTAGGAACTACATTTAATAAAACAGGATCCGCTGCCCATGTTGAGGGATATACTAATGGTACTATCCGAGTGCAAGTTTTGACTACACTATCAAGTCCTCAGGCTTCTCCTTCCTGTCATATAATTGCCTTTATTAAAGGTGGTGATAACTGTGAAGTAGCAGTGCCAACAACGGACTTTGGACATTCGCATAGTCTCACACATTTGGAACTACAAGTGGGATCGGAAGGAGATATTGTATGTGGACAAAGTTTTGACAAACGTTATCTTATAAACCATGGAGAACAGATTGCCTCACTTAGACAAGTACTTAGTAGAGCGTCATTATCTGAGGTATATAACTATTGGAACTTATCTTATTCTAATAATGATATGCGATATTTCTATTTAGAATTTAACAGATTTCCCTCCGCTCCTGGATTCAATTCAGATGCCTATCTACAGGCAGCAGATGTAATTGGTGCTGGTAATTCAGCTTTTACCTTTTCATTAATGCATCCTATTAATTGGGTAGCTCCTTGCTTTGCAGCATGCAGAGGAGGTGTGCAAGTGAATTTCGCATTCAATTACCCAATGGCTGATTCAACGGATCCAACGGCAACTATACATAAAAAGACCACTCTCAGTATTACCAGTGGTGATATTTCAACAGAATTTAAGCAATTAGTTATGACTAATACTGCTGATACTCATAATGAAAATAAAGCTTCTGTACGATCTATTGTACATGCCGGTACATCTGGTATTAGTAAGGTAAAATTGAAAGAGTGTTCAAACGTAGGTGCTGAATTAGTTGATCAGCATCAATACTTATTCTATTCAACACGACAAGAGCAATGGCTCCTGGGCTCGTCGTGGGATGATACAGATGAAAATAACTATCGTGTAGCAGTTGAAGGTTCAACCTACAGTGCTACAAATACTGGAGCTTTGGCGTATAAATACTATAATATAGCGCCAGATTTTAACTTACATTTCTTTGTTTGTACTCCTACAGTTTATTACTCAGATAACTTAGGAGACGAACCGAGTTCGTAAGTTTTACCGTTCGCGCAGGGACGAGCCCTGGCGAGCTCACGGTGTGGAAACCGTGGGAACACACGTTGCGGTCGACGTGTGGTGCTCAATGAGCATTGATTCCATGATGAATATAGATCAATCAGTTGACTTATTAATATATTCTTTAACTGTCAGTTTTTCTAATGATAACTGGGCGTATATTAGGTTTTTTACCTCTCATGGAACTTCTAAATTTCCATGAGGGATACTGCGG